TACTGGTATTGATCGTATTCCACCAATAGTTGATCATTACTTGATGGGTATTAGAATAGGTGGAAGAGCAAACTTACAAATTAAGAGGTCTTAAAATGGCTTACGGTAACGATTATCCAGCAGCAATGATTATTACAGACACTTCTGCCCATACAGGTAGATTTGGTAAGGTTCATTGTTTAACAGATGCAGAAGCAACTTTTGTAGCTGAGAACATTACAGAAAATGGTTCTTCTACTATTAACGGCATAACAATGAAAGCATCATCTGAGGTATGCGGAGTTATAACAAGTATTACTTTGGCTAGTGGTCAAGTGATCGCTTATTTCTTATGAGTCTTGCTAATGCACTAAAAAAAGCTGCTAGTGCTTCACTGAAGGCTCTTGGTGGAGATGTAACTATAAGACAGGTAACAACAGGGTCATATAATACAACCACTGGTGCAATAACTGAATCTATTTCTGATACTACAGTTAAAGGTGCATTAAGTAATGTATCAAGAAATCAGGTAAATGATCTTATTGAATCACAAGATAAGATTTTAACTATATCTGCTGGAGATATAACTTTTACACCTACTACAAAAGATAGGGTTGTAATTAGTAGTGTTGAATTTAAGATTATTCAAGTTTTAATTAATGAACAAAACAATACTGCTGTTAGCTTTGATTTAATTTTGAGGTAATTATGACAAGAAAAATTAGGATAGATCAAATAGATAATGTGATGAGGGAAGCAGTGGAAAATTTAGTACACGCTACAACTTTTGAATGGACAAGAAGAGTTAAAAGAGCAACACCAGTTGATACTGGCAGACTCAGGTCAGCATGGCAAACAGATGTAAAACCATTGGAAGGCACGATAATTAATAATGTTTCTTATGCAGAGCCTGTATGCTTTGGTGTTAACTTGCCACCATCTTGGGGAGGTCAATACAGAACAAGACAATCTACCGTTGCAGGTTTTCCAGAGCTTATTGGTAAGGAACTAGAACAATATGCTAGAAAAGAATATGAGAAAATCAAGAGAGGTATTTAGATGGCTGCTGTAGACTTAAATACTGTTAGATCCACAATAGAGGCTAGGTTGGCAACAGAGCTTGCTTCAAGCCCCGCTATCCCTGTTGTTTTTAATAACATGAGTTTTGATTCAACAACTGAAGATAGTTTTGTTCAATGTGTTACAAGCTTTGGTGCGAATGAATATCTTACTCAAGGTGATACTTCTAATGCTTTTAACAGTATTTCAGGATTAATCTTATTAAATGTTTTTACAGAAGAAAATATAGGGGCGGGTGCTAATTTCACTATTTGCAAACGTCTAAGAGACTTATACAATAGGGTGACTGTTTCTAGTGTTATTTTTGATTCACCTGTTGGCCCTGAGATATTTACATCTAGTCCAGAAGGAAAGTTTCAAACGCAAATCAGGATAACATTTGAGATTTACGAGGATCTTTAATTATGGAAATCACAGAAAAAATGCTTGATGCTATTGAGGCTGTAAAAGGTAGAAGAGAACCACAATACTGGGATAATCAATGCAGAAGATATATGGAAAAACAAGAATCAGTTAAAAAAGCTGTAAAAAAACCAGAAAAGAGTTAAGATAATTATAAATCTTTCTTTTTATTGTTATGGCTGCTGTAAAAGGTGATGTTGGGCAAGTCAAATTTGATGATGGAGGCTCTTCAGTCAACCCTGTTTTAGGCACTAGATCATGGTCTATGTCTATTACCAAAGATACCCAAGAAACAACCGTACAAGGTGACACTTTTAAAAAATTTATTGGTGGACTTATTGAAGGTGAAGGGTCTGCTGAGTTAGTTTATGACGCTGCTGCTTCTGGTGAGACTTCTACATTTATGGATGGAGTATTGACAACAGGTGATGCCGCCACTGCTGCTTTTGAACTATTCCCAGACAGTGCTAGTGGTTCTGCTAAAATTAGCTTTTCTGGCTTGATTACCAGTTTTGACTATGGTGCAAGTATGGGTGACATTCAGACTATAAACATCACATTCAAACCATCTGGAACTATCACTTCAGCAATCTAACTAATTTATTAATTAATCAACCCCAATTTTTATGACAAATCAAAGAACCGCAGATCTTCTCATTAATGGTTTCAAAGATGAGATGACAACCAGACGTAAGTATGAATTAAAAGATTCATCTGGTAAAGTCTTAGCAGTTTTATATTTCCCACCAATTACTAGATTTGACAGACAAAAAGCACAACAGTTAGCAGGAACAGACGAAGCCTTGACTGTTTCTACTCAGTTACTTTGTAAGATGGCACAAAAAGAAGATGGTTCTCCAGCTTTTGATATGTCAGATGCACCAATATTACAAAGATCATTACCAGAAAAAGTTTTAAATGAACTCGAATTGTTTTTATTTGATATTCAATTAAATCTTGACACAGCAAAAAAAGAATAAGAGGGGATAACTGGTTAAATTTTGAGTTTTTCCTAGCAACAGAACTTGGTAAGACATTACAAGAATTAAGAAATAGCCTTACAGAAGAAGAGCTTATATATTGGGCTGCTTATTATGAGGTTAAAAATGATAGAGAAAAACAGCAAATAAATCGTCAAAAAGCAAATAGGAGGTAATATATAATAAAGACTTTTTTTATTTGTGGCACAGGCTAATGTAAAACTTACTGTTGATGCCACAAGTGCGACAAGAGCATTACAGGGTGTACAAAATCAAACTAATCAATTACAAAAAGCATTTGGTGGTTTAAAGACTGCATTAATTGGTATTGGATTTGTTGCAGTAGCAAAAAATATAGTATCCACTACAGTTGAATATCAAAAACTCGAACAGAGACTTAAAGTTTTAACTGCAACAAACGGTCAATATGCAGAGTCTTTAGAACTTGCAAGACAGGCACAAGTTAAATTTGGTTTAAGTGGAACTGAAGCTTTAGAAGCTATTACGAATCTACAAGCAAGGCTTGGAACTTTGGGTGTCTCAATGGAAGACATGACAACAATATTTAATGGCTTTAATACCGCAGCAATATTATCTGGAGCTTCTACACAAGAACAAGTTGGAGCAATGAGGCAGTTAATACAGGCTTTAGGTTCTGGTGTTTTGCGTGGTGATGAATTTAACAGTATTGCAGAACAAATGTCAGCAATACAAGGGCCAATAGCAAAACAATTAGGTATAACTGTAGATCAACTAAGAGAATATGCACATCAGGGAAAAATTACAAAAGACATTGTTATTGCAGCTTTTAAAGAAATAGAAAAAGAAGGATCAAAAGCATTAAAAGAATTAATAAAGAATGATCCATCAATGACATTTAAAGTTTTAAATAATTCAATAGAACAGTTATCCATAGAGCTAGGTAAGATTTTTGTCCCAGCCGTTTTGGATGGCATATCGGCTTTGTCTGCCATAACCAGAGCAGTTACTGCTTTTGTAGAAAGCGATCAAGGAAAAGCATCTTTAATTCTTGCTGGAATAGTGTTAGGTGTTCAAGGAATTTCAGCAGCTATAGCAACTGCAAAACTTGCCTTATCTGCTTTAGCTTTTAATTTGCATCATGTAGGTGTTCAATCATTAGTTGCATCTGGGGGATTAAAAGGATACGCTGCAATGTCTATGCTTGCAACTGCAAGTACTACAAAACTAACTATTGCTGCTGGTGCTACTGCGATAGCTTTAAAGGCTATTCCATTTGTAGCTATAGCCACAGGTTTCACATTAATTTTAAGTGAACTACTAAAAGTTAATAAGGAACAAAGAGAATACAAAAAACTTTTAGAAGAGGGTACATCTGAACAACTACAAAAAAGACTAGATGAAATGGTTGCTGATTTTGTGGAGTTAAAAGAGAGAATGCGTGAAATAAAAGAAAATGGCAATCCTTTTGATGATTTCCTTTTAGGTGATTTTGAAATGACATTAGGTGCTGTCGGTAAGGAAATAGAAAGAATAGTAAACGCATTAACTGCTGCACAAGGAAGAGAAGCCATAGTTGATTTTGATAAAGAACTTAAAGAACTTCAAGATTTAAATACATCATTAGAGGACAGAAAAGAATTATTAGAATTAGGAACAGAAGAAGAACGAGAAGCGTTAGAACTTCAAAGAAAAATTGATGAATTTAAACTTAAATTTAGTAAAGCAGATGCAGCGACATTAGAAGATTTAATAAAGAAAAATCAAGAATTAGAGAATGAGATTGATAATTTAGAACAAGCAGAAGAAGCAGCTAAAGCATTAAAAAAACAATATGAGCAGATAGGTCAAAGCATTGAAGATGGTATAGTTTCTAATCTTGCAGATGCAGTAGAAGGAACAAAAACATTAGCAGATGCAGCAATAAATGTATTAAATCAGTTAAAACGTAAGTTGATTGAAGTTGCAATTCAAAAAGCAATTCTTGGATTGAATATAGGCGGAAGTATTGGTGATTTTCTTCATGATGTGTTTAAGGCCGATGGAGGGCCAGTAAATCGTGGAAGAAGCTATATAGTTGGAGAAAGAGGGCCAGAAATGTTTGTTCCTAATACATCAGGTGCAATCGTACCAAATAATAGCTTGGCTATGGGTGGTGGTACAACTAGCGTGGTTGTAAATGTTGACGCTTCCAGCATGGACGCACAAGGAGACAATGCAAATGCTGAAGAATTAGGTAGATTAATAGGGGCAGTTGTTCAATCAGAACTTATTAAAGAGAAAAGACCAGGAGGTTTACTTGCATAATGGCTACTTTTCCCTCAATAAATCCGAGTTATAACTCTCGTAAAGTAACAGCACCAAGAGTAAATGTTGCTCAATTTAATGATGGCTATCAACATCGAATAAAGTTTGGATTAAATATTAAACCTTATGTTTGGTCATTAAGCTTTAACTGTTCTGAAACAGATTCAGATACCATAGAAGCATTTCTTGAGGCTAGAGCAGATGATGGGGCTTCTTTTGATTGGACTCCTCCTGGTAGTTCTACTGCTTATAAATGGACTTGTTCTCGTTGGACAAAAACTATTCCTTACGTTAATAGAGCAATATTAAATATGACATTTGAACAAGTTTTTGAACCCTGATGGCAACACCTGTATCAGAACTACAAAAAATAAATCCTAGTAATATTGTTGAACTTTTTCAACTACAACTAGATACTACAATTCATGGTGCAAATACAACATACTATTTTCATAATGGTGTGAGTGAAAATAATAATGGCAATCTTATATTTGATAGTGTTGAATATACAAGGATGCCAATAGAAGCAAATGGATTTGAATTTAATGGTAAACAATTACCTAGACCTACATTAAAAATTTCTAATATTTTAGGAACTTTTACAACAATACTTTTGACTTTACCTCAAGGTTTAGAAGGAGCAAAGGTAACAAGAATTAGAACATTAGAAAGATATATAGATCATATTAACTTTGATATTGGAGATATTTTATTAGAAGATGATAGTGAGTTATTACAGGAAAATGACAGCCTTGTCAGTCAGGAATCTAGTGATAATCCTCATGGAACACCTGATCCAACAGCTACATTTCCTAATGAGGTTTATTATATAGATCGGAAATCAAAGGAAAATAGAGATATGATTGAATTTGAACTTGCTGCTAGTTTTGATCTTAATGGTGTTCGATTACCTAAAAGACAAGTATTACCAGCAGATTTTCCTGGTGTTGGTACGTTCTTCTCATAATGTGGAAAGATCAAGCACTTGAACATGCAATAAAAGAAGATCCTAGAGAATCTTGTGGGCT